GCGTCAAGTATTGTCCCTGAAGCCCCGGCCCCGTGTCGGGGCTTATGCATTTCCGGGACCCGACCTATGCCCGTCAGCCCTCACCGGACCAACTCGCCGAGCCTGCCGGGCTGCGGTGACGGGCACCCTATAGCCGGAGATCCACCCATGTCACAGCTACCGCTGCCGATGACCGCGGCGCAGTGCCTGCAACACGTGGTCGTTCCGGCCCTGGCCCTGCTGGGAGCCGCCCGCTACGACTCGCCTGAGGCGCGCGTGATGCTGCTGGCCATCTCCGGGCAGGAGTCCGGCCTTAAGTACCGCCGACAGGTGAAGGGCCCGGCCCGTGGCCTGTGGCAGTTCGAGCGGGGCGGCGGGGTGCGCGGGGTGCTGAACCACCCCTCCACCCGGTCGGCTGCTGCGCTGCTCTGTGGCGCGCGCGGGGTCGCAGCTACCCCAGCGGCGGTGCATGCCCGGCTGGAGAGTGACGACATCCTGGCGGCCGGCTTTGCCCGCCTGCTGCTGTTCACCCTGCCGAAGCGCCTGCCGCCGATCGGCAACGTGTCTGTGGCGTGGGCTCAGTATCTGGACGCCTGGCGCCCGGGCAAGCCGCACATCGACCGCTGGCCGGGCAACTACCGCGCCGCGGTCGAGGCGGTGAAGGCGTGACCATGGAAGCCCAGCCGGCCCAGGACGGCCGCACACGCATTTCACTCGGCCCGGTCGAGAAATGGATCGTTGGCGCCTTCGCCAGCTTCATGATCGCTGGCGGCATCTGGCTGGTCGGCTCCATGCAGGCGGTGCTGACCCAGCAGCAGGTCACGAACCAGCAGATGACCACGGTCCAGCAGCAGCTGCAGACCATCAACACCCAGCTTGCCGACGTTCCGGCGCTGAAGCTGGAGCTGGCCAAGCAGGCCGTGCAGGTCGAGCAGAACAAACAGGACATCCGCGAGCTGAAGCAGCTCAGGGGGCTGAAGTGAAGAACGTCAAACTCACCAGCGACCGGCGCCACTTCTGGCGCTTCTGGTCGGTCCGCCTGTCGCTGCTGGCCGGCATCATCAGCGCCACTGCGCTGGGCATCATCGGCGCCTATATGCTGCTGCCTGCAGACTGGCTGCCAGTGGTGCACGACGGGTTCAAGCAGGCCGTGGCTTATTCCGCGCTCGCATCCGCTGGCCTGACCTCGTTCCTGGCTGCGGTCTCCCGCATCTTCGTGCAGCCCAAGCTGAGTAGCGGCGATGCTGATCCCTGACCCGCTGCGGCCGTACGTGGGCCTGATCCGCGCGGGCCTCTGGGTCGCCGCGGTGGGCGCTGTCCTGCTGATGGGCGCGCGACTCGGGTCGGATTACCGAAGCAAGAAGGACCAGACCGTGATCACCGCCGCCGAGAAGGCGCGCGACAAGGCCCAGGCAGATGCAGACGAGAACCTGCGCGCGGCGAACGCCTGCGGCCAGCTGCTGCAGGAAGTGAACCGCCAGACCCAGCTCGCCATCGACGAGTCAGCCCGCCAGCAGCAGGCAGCCAAGGAGGCCGCGCGCCTGGCCGAAGCAGCGGCAGTCCAGAGCCAGCGCCGCGCAATCCAGGCCGAGCAGGCCCTGCAGGCGGCCAAGACCCAGCCGGGATGCCGGCAGCAGTTGGAGCAGAACCTATGCGACGCCATTCCGTTGCTGTGATCCTGGCGGCGGCCCTGCCGCTGTGCGGGTTCGGCAGCTGCAGCAAGGCCCAGAAGCCGGACATCCCGCAGACCGTGTACGTCCCTGTCGAGCGCACCGTGTCCGTGCCGGCGCCGTTGACCGCCCGCTGCCCGGTGAAGCGCGCAACCCAGCGAACCGTCGAGAGCGTGGTGTCGGCCTACAACGCCAACGTGCTGAGCCTGGAGCAGTGCAACAGCCAGCTGGGCGCCATCGAGAAGCTGGCACCGGCCAACGAACAGAAGCAGGTAAAGCCGTGAGCCTTTCCGACCGCCTTCGCAGAATCGAGCTGCAGCAGGAAGAGCAGCGCCTGGCTACTGCCGGCATCGCCGAGCAGCTCGGAGCCCTCATCAAGGCCTTGGCAGCCGAGGGCGAGGAAGAGCAGGACGAACCAGCCCGCAGCCTGGACGGTGAGCTGGTGCCGGGCGAGCGTGACCAGTCGCAGAGCCTGGGCTGATGGCCAGAGTCACCACACTGGCACCGCGCATCGCCAGCGCACCCAGCAGACTGAAGCCCACGGCACCGGTGGCACCGACCTACGGGAAGGGCAGAGGCGGCAGGCCATGGCGCAGGAAGAGGGATGCCGTCATGCAGCGAGACCAGTACCTGTGCCAGCCCTGCAAGCAGCAGGGACGCATCACCGAGGCAACTGAGGTGGATCACATCGTCAACGTGGCCGAGGGTGGCACCGACGACGACACGAACCTGCAGGCGATCTGCACCGAATGCCATGGGGTGAAGACCCAGGCAGAGGCAAGGCGAGGTGCAGCGCGACGTTGAACCGATCGCGTGGAACCAAACGCGACGCGACAACTGTTTCACATCGGCGGGAACAGGCCGGGGGGGGGAGGGAGGAAACTTCAGGCCCTTTGCCACGGACACCCGCCGCCCACTCATTCAGAGGTTTTTTTCTCGGCCGGAATTTCGGGCTGAGGGCCATTTATGCGCAAAAACACGAAACCTGGCCGCCCGGCGTTCAAGGCCACCGCGGTGCAGCGCCGGCTGGTGACCAATGCAGCGGCCAGCGGCATGACGCACCAGGAGATCTCGATCGCGCTGGGGATCTCTCGGAACACCTTGGAGAAGTACTTCGAAAAGGAGATCTCGGCAGCCGCCTTGCGCCGGCGCATGGAGGTGATGGACGCCATGGCGAGGACGGCACTTAAGGGCAACGTGGCTGCCCAGAAGGCCTTCCTTGCGCAGGTTCCCATGCTGGCTGCGCCCCCGGTGCCGCAGGAGAAGCCGGTGGGTAAGAAGGAGAAGGCCAACGCTGATGCGGTGGGTGCCGAGGCCGGTACCGGGTGGGAAGAGCTGCTTGGCAACAACGTCACCCCGATCACCAGGGCGGCCAAGTAAGTGAGCTGGGACCTTTCCTGCCGGGACTGGTGGGCGAAGCTGCAGGCCGGCCAGCTGCCGGTCGCGCAGTTGCCTCTCTGGACCCAGCAGGCCGAACGCGCGGCGGCCATTCTGGGCAGGCTGCGCCTGGCCGACGTACCTGGCACGCCAACGCTGGCAGAGGCCGGTGGCGAGTGGTTCCAGGATGTGGCGCGCAACATGTTCGGCTCGGTGAACCCGGAGAACGGAGACCGCGAGATTCGCGACCTGTTCGCCCTGGTACCGAAGAAGAACGCCAAGACGACATTCGGGGCGCTGGGCATGGTGACGGCCACGCTGATCAACCAGCGCCCACGTGCCACATTCCTGATGACGGCACCGGTGCAGGACACGGCGCAGCTGGCGTTCGATGCAGCGGCCGGCGCGATCGAGCTGGACCCAGTACTGGATGCCAAGTTCCACATCCGCCACCACCTGAAGACGATCATCCATCGCGAGACGAAGGCCTCGCTGGAGATCATGACGTTTGACCCTGCGGTGTTGACCGGCGTGAAGGTGTCGGGCGGAGCGCTGATCGACGAGCTGCACGTGTGCGCCAAGAAGGCCAAGGCCGCCCAGGCGCTGCGCCAGATCCGCGGCGGCATGGTGCCTTACCCGGAAGCGTTCCTGTGGTTCATCACCACGCAGAGCGATGAGCAGCCAGTCGGGGTGTTCGCCGACGAGCTGCAGAAGGCTCGGGACATCCGCGACGGAAAGCGAGTGGGCAAGATGCTGCCGGTGCTGTTCGAGTTCCCGCAGGAGATACAGGAGTCGAAGGACCAGCAGTGGAAGGACCCGCAGCTGTGGCCGCTGCTGAACCCGAACATCGGCCGGGCCATGACGCTGGAGCGCATGGTGGAAGAGTTCGACGACGCAGTGGGCACCAGCGAGGCCGAGCTGCGCAGCTGGGCGTCGCAGCACCTCAACGTGCAGATCGGCGTGGCGTTGCACCAAGGAAGCTGG